TATTAGGTATTGACAGAAGTAAAATGAGACTGTATGATGTAGATAATACACAACAGAATGGTTTGGTTGATTCGGGGCAGTTTACTCCAAATTCACAAAACAAAGCTACTGATAAAGTGGTAGACAAATATGATGATTTTGTGTTTTAGACCTTGACAAACCCCAATTCTTCTGTTATATAAATAATATAAAGTATATTTAAATGGAGCTATTGATATGTCATTACGAAATTATGTTCGTCAAGTTAGACCTATTCAAGAAAATTACCTTGCACCTGTAAATAGGGTTCAGACTTTATTTACTGAAGTTATTGGAAAATTACCACAAGAAAAACAAATTGATGTGGACTCATTAGTTAGTGCCGAAGATTCAACTGTTGCAACTGAAATGTATGAAGCTGCAGGAGTAATAGTTGGTATTGCTGGTTTAAAATTGTCTAGTCAAAAAATATCTTCTGTTATGAGTAATAGTGAATTTAGTCCAACAGCAAAAAAATGGATTGAAAATTTTCTTAAAGTACATCCTAATAAAGAAGCACTTGATGCTCTTTTAAATTGGATAATATTAATTGGTGGAGCAGTTGCAGACATTCATGGTGGTGTTTTTAAAGATTTTATTCACAAAAATATAAAACAATATTATGATAATTCTCCCATTACATTTCAAATTCCAACTGGAGAGAAAGCTAATACGGCAGATGTTGTTTTTGTAACAAATGGTAAGAGTTCTATCTTACTTGATACATTTAAACAAATTTCAGCATTATCAGATAAAGACCAAACATTAAGAGTAAAAACTGACAAAAAAGGTTTAGTTACTTTATTAGATAAAAAGGGAAAAGAAATAGTTTCTTTTTATCAAATTTCTTTGAAGAAAGCTTTTGAGAAAGCTAGAATAGGTCGAGCCACTACATTTATTAATAAAAATTATGCTGGTGGTATTAGTTTGGGTTCACCCACACAAGCAGCATCTGTTGCAAAAGATTTTCAAACAGAAGGATTTTTTGGAGATGTGTTTTCTAAATTTAAAGATATTGTGTCTGGTGGATTTAAAAATTTTGTTGGTTGGGTAAAAAAGAAATATACAAAAATTGGTCAAGTGATAGCAGGAGTGGCAGTTAAACTTTCCAATCAAATGATTAAATCAAATCGTGGAATTAAATCTATATCAAATGTTATGAATATGACACAATTAAATGAATCTTCAGTAAATTCATTTCTTGGAGAAAAAAAGAGTCAAGACATAAAAGTAACAAAAACATTAGTAAAAGAATTTAAAACTATAGAAAACGAATTTATAAAAAAAGATGCTGTTAACAAAATTCATAAACAAAATGTGGCTTTATTAGAAAAATTAAATTCTTCATATGCTGTTCCTGGCCGTAAAGTCCCACCGATATTAATGTTACCAAATATTGGTGCTGGTATTGTGGATATGACAACGATTGAAAATGAAATAAGTAAAGTTATTAAAAGTAAAGAAGGCGACATTATAACAAAGTCTGATATATATGTTGCTCTAAAGATAGGAATGAATTATTCCGCAAATGTTGCTATATTTGCAATTTTAAAATCTATAGAAAGAAATATTTCTCAGTACGAAAATCTTAGTCAAGCGTTATTTGCTTTTTCTGCTGAGGTTGAATCTGAAGTTAAGTTTGGAAATACATCATTACCCTTAGTTATTGTATATGGGGGTTCTGATAAAAAAGCAATTGTTTTAGGTACAAGAAGTGATTATAAAAAAGATAAGACTAATAAATTATCTCAAACAGGTAGAGGTTATGATGATTTCCCTGTTGCAATTATTAGTGTACGAAAAGCAAAAGCTGGAAAAACACAACAGTTATATAATGTTATTCATTTTAAAATAGTATCTGATTTTAAAGATGTTGGTGGTAAACCAGAACCTATCTATCTATTGTTTGAGCTTATTGCTGACCAAAGTAGGTCATTTACATTAAAGATAGAGGGAAATAAGTACCAAGATAAATTTAAGGCCATGACATGATATCATTTACACAACTAGACGAAGACAAAGGTGGTAAGAATTTACACCTAGAGCATCTGGAAGATGAAATTCTCAACTATGGAGTTGATGGTGGTAGAGCTGCAATCAACTTCCTACGTTCACTAAGAGATATGCTTGCTGGTAATGCTCGGTCTTCAATTAACATGACTGTCAAATGGGATGGTGCGCCTGCGATATTCGCTGGTATCGACCCAGAAGATGGTAAGTTTTTTGTTGCGAAGAAATCAGTATTTAATGTCAACCCTAAACTATACAAATCAAATAAAGAAATAGACGATGACCTATCAGGGACACTTAACGAAAAATTTAAAGTTGCATTAGCAGAGTTTTCAAAGCTTGGTATTAAAAATGTATTGCAGGGTGACCTTATGTTCACCAATGATGTGAACACAGATACCATTGATGGTGTTAATTACTATACTTTCCAACCTAATACTATTGTTTATGCTGCACCTGTTGATTCTGATCTTGGTAAGAGTATTAACAACGCAAAAGTTGGTATCGTTTGGCATACCACATACACAGGTAAAGCATTACAAGATATGAAAGCATCATTTGGTGCAGACATTAGAGGACTGAAAAACCTGTCTTCAGTTTGGATGGACGATGCAACTTATAAAGATGTATCAGGTAGTGCTACAATGAACTCAAAAGAAACAGCTGCGGTAACTGCTGCATTGTCTTCTACTGGTTCTACTTTCAAAAGAATTAACGCAACACAACTAAAGAAGTTTCTTAATCTACAGGAAAGTATGACAGGTGCAATCGCTGGTGCATCACTCAAGACATACAATAACAGCAAGGTTCGTGCGGGAGAGAAGATTACTAATCCCAAAGCACACGCAAAAGGATATGAAAAGTGGGTTGAGATGTCAATCCAGAAACAGATTGATAAAGCAAAGAGTGTTGCTGGTAAAGATAAATATACTAAAATACAGAAAGAATATGTACGAGAAGTAGGAAAACATACTAATAATTTGATACAAATCATTACATTTCAGAACTATTTGGTTGATGCAAAATCACAGATTGTAAATAAACTAAATAGTGTAAAGGGATTAACAAATACCTTTATTAAGACCGCAAATGGATTTAAAGTAACTAACCCAGAGGGTTATGTTGCTATTGATAGAGTCAGTGGTGGTGCTGTTAAACTAGTGGACAGAATGGAGTTCTCGTTTAACAACTTTAGCGCAATTAAGAGCTGGGATAAATGAAAAATTTTAGAGATATTGTAGAGGTTCGTGGGGATATAGCTGTATTTACCTTTGGTAGATTCAATCCACCGACTACGGGCCACGAAAAACTCATAGATGCACTTGCAAAACAACAATCTAATAACGCTGGTTCTGCGATGTATGTGTATCCATCACATTCGCAAAACGCTAAGAAAGACCCATTACCTCATGCACTAAAAATTGCATATATGAGGAAAATGTTTCCAAAATATAAAGGCAATATCACAGTAAGCAAATCAAGAACTGCTCTTGAAGCCGCAGTAGAGTTGCACAAAAAAAGACATCGTTCTATTGTAATGGTTGTTGGTTCTGATAGAGTCACAGAGTTTAATACTCTCCTCAATAAATATAATGGTGTAGATTCTAAACATGGTTTTTATAGTTTTGATGATATCAAAGTTGTGTCTGCTGGTGAACGCGACCCAGACGCAGAAGGTGTTTCGGGTATGTCTGCGTCTAAGATGCGAGCTGCAGCATCTTCTGGTGATTTCGATTCATTCAAAACTGGTGTTCCGTCTACCTTTAAAGATTCACTAAAACTCTATAACGATGTTCGTAAGAATATGGGCATTCGTGAAGAACGAGATATGGGTGAGATGACAGACTTTGAAACACTCAGAGATTTGTATCTTACCGGCAAACTTTGGAATGTGGGTGATATTGTAGAATCTCATGGTCACGAAGGTAAAGTTATTAACAAAGGTACAAACTATTTAACATTTGTATCAGAAGATGGTAAAGTGCATAAGACTTGGTTACACGATATAGTAGAACGAGACTATAAAAAAGAATACGCAAATTATCAAGGAACACCAGAACAGATTGCAAGACGCTCTTCAAGAAACAAAGCTCGTAGAATTATGGGTGACAAAGCAGTAGAGGGTAAAGATGTAGGACATAAAGACAATAATCCTCTAAACAATGACCCCTCTAATTTGAAAATGGAAGACCCATCAAAGAATCGTAGAGAACCAAGATTAAGAGAAGTAAAACAAGACAAAGAGATTAAAGATAAGAAAGGTACTCAACCCGCAAAGTATTATAGTGATATGGCAAAGTCTACTAAAGACAAACGTGCCGCACACTTCAACAAAAAGAAAGCAGGGCCAGCGCCCGGCGATGCATCAGCTAAAACTAAACTATCTACTCACACTAAAGACTTTAAGAAAATGTATGGTGAGGCCTCTATAGATGAAGTAAGAGCAAAACAAGCAGTCAATTCTCGTGGTAAGGTTCAGAAACTTGTAACTGCACATGGTCTTAAATTTAAAGGTAAAGTATATAAAGAAATAGACATGGAGTTGGTAAAAATTAACAACTCTACTGAAATAGTTACATTTAATATTATTCATCCAAAAGAAATCTTTGGTAATGAAGTTAAACTTCCATTTAAAACTATTAGAAGAGGCCCATTTATGGCAACCGATACTTCTAAAATAAATGAAGTTCTTGGTAAAGACGCAGACATGGGTGATTACATTGATGATTTCGAGAAGTCTGATTCTCCACAGTTTAAAGGTAAGTCTAAAGAAAAACGCAAAGAAATGGCAATCGCTGCATTTTTATCAAAGAATGAAGCAACCGACTATGGTATGATTCCTAAGAAAAATAAAAAAGGACACGAAGTACTTGGTACTGGAGGCCCTTTTGCTGCTGGTGAAGAACTGACCACAGAAGCAATAGAAGCTCTTACAAAGAAAGCTAAAAAAACTGGTATGTCATACAGCATTCTGAAGAAAGTATACGATAGAGGAATGGCTGCATGGAAGACAGGACATCGGCCCGGCACAACTCCACAACAATGGGCATTTGCAAGAGTTAACTCTTTTGCTACTAAGTCTGCGGGTACATGGGGCAAAGCAGATGCTGACCTTGCAAAACAAGTTCGTGGAGAATCAGTAGAAATATGCTGTGATGATTGTGTCACCGAAGAAAATCCTTGTTGGGATGGTTTTAAACAAGTTGGTATGAAAACAAAAGGTGGCAAACAAGTACCAAACTGTGTTCCAGAGGAAACAGAAATATCAGAAAAAACTTTAGGTAAGATGGTATTTGATGCAATTTACAAAATCTCTCACCCACAAGAATATGACGCAGTTGTTAAAAGATATGCAGAGTTAGTAAGGGATAATCCACAAAAAACTCACAGTAATGCTGCTGCAACTGCGGTTAAACAGTTTAAAACAAAGATAGATGCAAGAGCTTTAGTTGCATATATTAACAAATTAGTTGTTCAGAAGAAATTACCGAAAGAACTAGCCGCAAGTTTTAAAGTCAACCAATCAGAATCCCTAAATAGTTGGGGTGAAATAACAGAAACCGACAAGAATAGTGGTAAAGAACTTAATAATCCCACAAAAGGTGATGTTAAGAAATACAAAGTCTATGTTAAAAATGATAAAGGAAATGTGGTCAAGGTAGAATTTGGTGATCCAAATATGGAAATCAAACGAGATGACCCAGAAAGAAGAAAAGCATTCAGAGCTAGACACAATTGCGATCAGAAAAAAGATAAAACTACAGCAGGATATTGGTCTTGCAAGTTTTGGTCTGGCAAATCTGTAACCGATTTAATGAAGGGATAGGAATATGAGCACAGTTAGAATGTCAGAGTTATTGGAACAAGCGAGATCGTTTGATTCCAGTAAGTTAAAACCACAAACAACATCGTGGGCTCCTTTACAAGAAGGTGTCAACGAAGCAGTATCTCCTGAACAACAGGCTGCAATTGCAATCTCTAAGAAAAATAAATCTAAAAATAAAGACGAAGAAACTGAGATTGAGGAAAGTGGTCATACAGATGTTGCTTCTGCAATAACTAATGTTAAGGTTGCTATGTCAGCTCTTACAAAGATGTCTGGTGAACTTTCTAAGTTGAGTCCAGAAGATTCGCTTCCCTCATGGTGGACAAACAAAGTCGCAGTCGCAGTTGATAAACTAGACGGTATGGCAGACTACCTTGATGCGAAAGTAGAATCTGTTAAACTTGATGAGTTAGTGCCTACAAGTCGACACGTTGGCAAGAGTAAAAAGAATAAAGACATGTTCGCTGTGTTTGATACAAATGGCGAAGAAGTAAAACTATTTAAAGATGAAGATGATGCTAGAGAATATTCTCTTAAAAACCATGATAAGTTGATGGGTCATGATAAAAAACCATTTAAGAAAGAAGAAGTTGAACCTGATACTATGAATCCAAGAGATCATGTTGCTAAGAGTAAAAAGAACCCAGATATGTTCTGTGTGTTTGATACAAAAGGTAATGAAGTAAAACTATTTAAAGACAGAAAAGATGCTGAGGAATATGCAATTAAGAATCACGATTCATTAATGAGTGAAGAAGTCGAACTTGACGAAGCTAAGTCTTCTACTGGTTACGAACTATATCACAAATCATTCTCTGATGCAATGCAACACTCATATGCCTTTGCAAAGAAAAAGTTTGGTATCACTGTTGACCCTAAAGAAATTGATAGGGAAGTTGCATCTGGCCCTAAAAAACCATCTTCTGGTAAGACAAACTCTTATCGTTTAGTTGGAACAGATGGCAAGAAAGCAATCCAAGTTCAAGTTGCTAATCTTGATAATAAAAGATATGAACTTAACATGTATAAAGAAGGAACTGAATTTGATACTATGAAAGCTTATGCAAGTGGTATTTCAAGAATTTTAGGAACTCAAGGTATTGAAGTACCAATCAATGAACTCATTGATCCTGCTGATGTTGATGACGATGCATCATCAAAAGATGTAGCACTAGCTTCAAAGAATATTATTCTGCAACTTAAAAAGTCTGTTGATATGAATGGAAAGAAAGATGTAGAATTTGCAAGTGGAAAACAAAAAGTTCCAGCTGCAATCGCACAGAAAATATTAGATGTACACAGTAAAATGAAACCTCAAGATAAAATGAAGTTTCAAACAACAATCGCTAAGTCATATAAAGGCTTACTCAATGCTATAAAGGGGAAATAAAGATGGCATATTTTGATACAAAAACAGGTAGTCTTGAGGAAGCAATTAAGGCCGCAGTTGGTGGTAAACTTGATGAGGAAAGAACATACACAGTAGTTCATGCTACAAAAGGTAAAGAGGTCATTAAAGCAAAAACTTCATATGATGCTGCAAAAAAGTTTGCACAGATGAAAAGACTTAAAAGTACAGCTGGAGTTGATGCTTACCTTATGGAAGAAGTTGAACTTGATGAAGTATTTAATGGAACTAAAAAAGATATTCGTAAGATTGCAAGAGCAACAGATAATGCTTTAAGGAAAAGATCAACACAAATTCAAAAAATGTTGAAATCTAAAACTAATGAAAAAGGTAGAGGACTAACAGATTTTGAGTTTGACCATATTAGTGATGAAGGTGATGCGATTGCTGCAGAATTAGTATATCGTAAGAAGCGTGGTAAAGACCCCATTAGTGATGATATTCCATCTCATCTCAAGAAATTTGTTAATGAAGAAGTTGAACTTGATGAA